GTCGTGCTCCGGCAGGTCTAACGTTGCTAACGTCCCACTTTGGGATTTCTCCTGCCCAGAGGTGCGCGAGTAGGAGTCGCAAAGACTTTGCCCATCCTTCTTTGGAATCGTGTACTGCGATGGTGTGCTCTGAATCAAACAAGTTTTCTGGCACTTCGGGCAAACGGTTAATGTACTTGGATTCAACCGAGAATCCAACACCAGTTCCGCAAAGCAAAATGAACATTGCTTCGTCAAATGATTTGACGTCATCAACTGGGAGATACGAGCAATTATAGACGCAAGTATTGTCACGATCGGCACTCTTTCCTGCCGTCATCATGGCGCGCATGGACGGCATAAGTTCTAGGTTATGGATAGCATCAAAAATTTCTTTTTTTAATTCTGCTTTATCTTGTATTGCTGGGGTACGACTAAAAATATATTCTACAAAACGATTTACTGTCTCTGGCCAAGTTTCACGACGACCCTTGTCATCTTGAAATCTAGCATATCTGCTGGCGGCAATGTACTCTTGATACTGATCCATTTATTATTCTCTATTGTTTTATGGTTGATAAAAAAGGGAGGCCGCAGTTTCTACGGACACTCCCCGGATACTACAAATTACTTAAATTGCGAAATCGGCAGCGGCTGATGTAGAGCCGCCTAACTTCTCACCTTCTTCTAACTTCTGTACATTATTTAAACCACACGCAATACCTTTTGAGCCTTGCGCGTTGTATGGGTAAAACGTAATCGATGCACGGCCATAGCAACCACTGTAAAACTCTTCTGTGTCCATGATTGGATTCAGATCCTGATCAACAACGCCAGGTTTCTGAGCTGAGTTAGCGTTGATGAAATAGCAACCAGCGTATGCTGCGTCGTCTTTCTCTTCATCGCCATCACGCAGACCACCTTTGAGACCCTTAGGAACTGAACCACCAAAGTACGCAGCTGCAGCGGCCTTGGTATCTTCGAATGCCTTATTGATCTTGTTGATTGTTTCCTTGTCGGACTTAGGAATGATGATTGATACGGAGTATTTAGGTGTGCCACCCTCTACTGATGCCTTGGGTTGAAACACGTTCGCGTATGAGAAACGAACTTTACCTGTTACGATTTTTACCTTAGTGGTCTGAGTCATAATTACCTTATTAAACGTTAGAACTGGACTTCAGTAGGGGCCAGTTCGTCTACCCTTTTACTATTGTTACTAATACGCAAACCAACTATTTTAAATTTCACGATATGAAATAATTAAGCGTCGTACAAAATACCTAAATTACACAATGCTTTTCGCATAGCCAGAGCTCGAATAAAATCAGTCAAATATTCCTGCTCTTCTAAGATCTCTGGTTCTTCTGCCACTATATCTAAAATTTCGTCTATTGATTCTCGAATCTGATACACACCTTCGCGATAGCCGCTGCCGGGTAATGTCTCAAAGTCTTTTAAAAATTTATCAATTAACAAATCTGGTACTTCAAATTCAGAGCCATAACATTCTACTCTCATGGCAATTCCTTATAGTTATTATTTTGCCACCATTACCAGCCCCACGTTCCCCATGGCGTATCCAAGGAACATAATGCCAGTGCCTATGCCGCCTTTTATAAATTGATCTATTGCTACAACAAAATATACCAAACCCATTGCGCCGATTAACCATGTGCTCATGCAAAATCCTCCTTTGCATCTTCTTTAGTTTTAACTAGTTTTGGGGATCCGTTTGGTCTTTGTATCAGCGCACCCAGCCAAGCAGTCACTTGCCCTTTAGGTCCTAATTTTTCTAATGCGGCAATAGACTTGAGTTTAGGTGGTTCCCAAATTACTTGTGGGTCCATGCCCTTTTCAACTAGCACGGTAGCTGCCATGGTTTGATCTGATATCTTGCGGTGCGTTGTGGTGGTCGCCAGCTTGTATCCTGGCGGTACAATGTTTTGTTCTACTGCACGGTTTAGTGCGTAGTCTTCTACATCGTTAACCCAAGTGCGTAGGTTCTGCGCCTTAATTAAGACTTCGCTGACTTCTTCTTCGGTGAGGAGAGGCGGGGCTTTGAAGTCTTGCTTGGCGAGGTCGCTGTTGAAATCACTGCGCGCGCGGCACGTGGCTTTTGCTTTGCAGAAGCCGCACCAGTCGCCGGGGAGGAACTCGCCGCTGCCGCTCCAGGCTTTCTTGGCTTTCGGTTTGACGTAGTAGTTGGCCCAGTCGATGAGCTTGGCGATGGTCGTGCCATCGCTGCTAATAGAGTCGAGTCTTGGTTGGTGGATCGTGTAGACGACTTCTTTAATATCGGGGTATTCTTCCTTGAACTTCGAGTACGCACCGAGGGCGTAGAGGCGGAGCTGAGTGTTGTCGATTGCGGAAACGGCCACGCCTTTTCCGAACTTGAAATCGATGACTCGAATGGAGTGTTTAGAAAGAATAACCACGTCGGCCGTACCAAAGCCGTCAGGCACCCAGTCACTAAAGTCGACACGCTGTTCAAAAAGAGGCGTGTCCCCCTCACCAATTTGAGAACGAACGTATAGTACATAATTGTCCACGTTAGCTTCAAAATCATCACGCGCGTCCAAAGTGTAGGTTTGATAGATTTTGTGGGCTTTAATTTCTTCGTATTCTTTATCATATTCTTCCTGTGTAATTTGGTTAAAGTTAAGTCGTAGTCTAATTTCACCTAAAGAGTGGGCTAATGTTCCTTCAGCAGAAAAGTCTATCCCATTGGAAGATCTTTTTTGTTCTGGAAGAGTGGCCTCTAGTCTAGGGCTAGGTGTACACATTAGCCAACGTTTAGAGCTGGAAGCTGATAATAGAGCGTGTGCAGTCAATTTATTCTTTCAATTCGGTTTGTCGTATATTTACTAATACGCATTTTGGTGCATTTCATACAGAATATTTTTTTATATATTCTTGGGCGGATTGCATAATTTGAAGGGAATCTCTAAATGCGCCCAGACCACGGTTGCAGTGATTACAGAGTAATCCACGTACCTTATTAGTGGTATGGCAATGATCTACGTGGGGGGTTTTTTCTGGTACAAAAAGTAGCTTACAAATCTCGCATTGATTATTTTGATCTGCTATTCTTTTGTCAAATTCTTCTCGGCTAATACCATAGGTTCTAGCACGTGCTTTATCTAACTTTTCAATACGATTTTTTTGATAATACTCTTTAGAGCATACATTACAATACAATCGATACCCATCTTTTCTTGATTTGTCTTTATGAAATTCGGAGTACGGTCTTGTAATTTTACACTTAGAGCACTTCTTCATTGACACCCTCACTGGTATTTGGTGGGTAGCCAGTGAGTGAGCACTGGCAGGCCGCTAAGCCGATTCCCCGTTGATGTTTAAGCGTTTAGCTTTTTAATTAGTTCTGTAACTTGTGCATCGAAGTCCACTACGACTTCTTGCTTAATGTTTTGCTTAACATCAAGTCTATCTCTGTATTCGTCTGGGTACTGACCACGTAGGGCAATCTCAGCAATTCGGCTATTAAATGCCTTATTGTCAATGTTTGCCAACATCATGTTTTCCCAGTAGGCTTGGCCATAAGTTGTAGCCATATCCATGGTCTCGGCAAAGAATGGATCTTCTTCTTTCCATCTAGCTGCAGTGGTCTTGCTAACACCAATAGCAGCGTACATGGCTTTTTGGGACGCGCCTTGTTTACCCAGTTCTAAAATGGTCTCAGCCATTTCTGGGGTAAATGTCTTTTTGTTTGGGGGTGACTTCTTAGCTACCACATTTCCACCTTTTCAGTGCTGCTGCTTTGCGTGTTGGTTTGCCATTCTCATCCTTCATAGGGCCCTTGACACCAGACATGCGAGCACAGAACGAATCCTTGCGGGATCCGCCCTCTGGTTGTGGTGCTTTTAAATGCGAGCCAGTAGCCGCATTATACTTAGCACGACCCTTGGCGGTAAGCCCAGCGCCTTTAGACGCAGGCAGCTTCTCACCACGGCCAATTGAAAGCGATGGGCCATTCTTTTTGGTTGCCATTATTTCTTCTTAGCAGTCTTAGCTGATTCGATAAATGCTTGCTTGGTGGGAGCACCTTTGGTGCCGGGCTTGCGCATCTTTTCGCCTGAGCCTTCTGCTATGCGCTCTCTCTTTTTTTGAATGTTGGCGTATAGGCCAGGTTTAGTTGCCATGTCTATCTCCTTGAATTTGGAGGGGTTCAAAGCGTCTCACGACGAGTTTTACTACCCATATATCTACTAATACGCTTTTTACAACCAAAGCGCCCTAGTCTGGAATAATGATCTTACGTACTGGTTTTTCCTTGGCCTTTTGCTCTTCTTCTAGCATTTTTCTGAACGTGGGCATCATCTCGTTGACAATACCTTTTGTCATGGCCTCAGCCAGCAGGCGGTGTTCCATCTCCTGCTCTGCTGTAGTCTTTCTAGTTTTCTCGTCCACGTTGTCAGCAATCTTGGTGCTAAACTTGCGGTGCTTTAAAAACTGTCGAATAAAATTTTCATCACTCATTTGGCTTAGCTTTTTCCGCTTCTAGCAATGCTTTAAACTGTGGAGCTCCTTGGTCTTGTACCAACGCGATCAATCCTGCAGATGCGATGTATGGTGCTTGTCCAAGTAAGTGTAGGATCATGTTTACCTGTTTAACAGTAAATTTAAAATCTAAAATCTCATTTTCCAATGGATCGGGTTGTTGTGCTTGGTCTGTCATTTCTTTTTACCTTTCTTCTTCGGTGTTAATAATTGCGAAAACATTTCTTCTCTTGCTGCTAACTTTTCTGGATCTGTACAATACTCGTTTAATTCTAGTTTCTTGCAGTACATATCCATGAGATGCTCCATGCGCATATCATGCAGGGATTTGATGCCGAGCAGCGCGGTTGCCACTTCGTCTTCAGTCATCGGTTTGGGCGCGTCGCCATGATGCTTGTACAGCAGGTCAATGTCTTCGCTGGTTTGCCACGCCACCATAATGGCGCTTTCTAAATCTACGCTGTTGTTCATTTTTTAGCTTTCTTAATATCGGCTGCAAAGTCCACACTGTACCAGTTGCCAACAATCATCAGTGCTGGGAGCAGTTCCTTCCAAGTTGCCACATCGTCTTCGTGCCAACCTGCATTGTTCTTAATCATTTTTGAAACGCTGACATAGCTCTGCGCTAGGTTGGCGCGTGTAATACCATCAGCAAAGTCGTCATCAAGTTCTAATTTCATTTGCCACACTCCTCTTTAATTTTTGAACGTTTTTCAATCTCTCTGCGAATGTACCACTCAGCCTTGCGCAAGTCTTCCAAGGCGTCATCTTTTAAATCTGCGCGCCAGATATATTTGATCGCGTTGCCAAGGTTAAAGCCCATGTGCTCGGTGATTTGAATGCAGTCAATGCCGGATGGGTGACTGGTGTAGTGCTTAGGCTTGTTGACTGGATCGTTCATGTCTCATCTTCCTAAGCTCGTTTTCCATAGTCTGTAGCTCTTCCATGCTTTCACAAACCCAGATTCCCAATAAATCTTGATAGCGGCTAGTGTCGATATCCTCCACACCAGTAAGCGTCTCCATAACATAGTATCCCTTAATCTTGTGTTCAACAATAAAGTGGCTCATAGCTTTAGCTCTTTCTTAATAAACTCGACGCCCTTATTAAAATGGTAGCGCCAATACTTTTCCGTAACGTTTGCCTCTATGTGCGTCAAGCCACTTAAAAATGCTTCTAAAATAAAACGTTCTTTTACTGGCATTTTGGTGGCTATCAGCCGCTTGATGTCTTCAATATCCTCAACACTCCAAGGTAAAAACGCCTCAAACAATTCAGTAGAAATACCATCATTGTCATCTTGCTCGATGGGGTCTAGCTCTTCATCTGAAAGTCGTGGAGTCGCGGCGCATACTCGGTGTTTGGTTTTTGTTCTCATAGCTATACTAATACGCATTTTAGGTCATCTAACAGGGCATCTTGCAAATTTATTTTGCCGTCTAGCACCTTGACAACCTGCTGGTCGATGCTATTAGACAAGGTTAGATGATGTATAATAACCGGTTTTTCTTGCCCTTGGCGGTAGATCCGAGCATTCGCCTGGATGTAGTTCTCTGAGCTCCATGGTAGATCGAACCAGACCGTCTGTGCTGTGTCTCCAACGTTGCACTGTAGATTAAGCCCGATTCCGCCGCTCTGCGGGTGGGCAAGCAGCATACGAATCTCGCCACGACGCCACGCCGCAATGTTGTCATCGTCCAGCACCACCGCCTCTGGGAATTGAAGACGTAGCCGTTGGAGGCTGTGCTTGAAGTGGTAGAAGACCAGCGTGGGACTGGAAGATTCTTCCATGATCGACTCAAGACGTTCCAGTTTAGCGCGGTGTACTTCTTGCGTTTCTCCTTCCTCATTATAGACTGCTCCCGATGTGAATTGGAGCAGCTTGTTCGCCAGTGCTGCTGCTGTCGGAGCTGTGATCCTTTCTTTACCGATCTCAGCGACCATGTCTTTTCTAAGTTCATCATACTTTGCCTTTATTCCCTTCTCTACTTCAATCTTGTGGTACAGCTTAGTGCACTCGGGCAGCTCGAGATAATCTTCGGCCTTGAGTGAGTAACAGATGTCTGATATCTTTTCTTGGATCTGCATATCCGCGCCCAGCTTTAACTTCCAGCTATACACGACGCGTGTGTGCCGGTTGACTTGGTCTGGCAGCATGTACTTATCCCTAAACCTTGTCAGGCTCGTCTCCAAGCGTTGTCCTAAATCCAAGATGCCAACCTGTGACCACAGATCCGCTATGCCCTGTGGTGTTGGCGTACCAGTAAGGATAATACGTCGATCGAAGTTTTTGAGGTGCTTCTTCAGTGCCTTGAACCGTTTGGTCGATGGGTCCTTGAACCGGCTGCTCTCGTCGATGATCAGGTTCTTGAATTTGCTTGCCTCTGGCTGTTCTAGCAGCCAACTCAAGTTCTCTAAATTGACAATGTGCGCGTCGCAGGAGCTTTTCAGTGCCGCCGTCCTCTGAGCTGGGGTCCCAAGAATCTTTGCCACTGTCAGGTGTTTCAGATGATCCCATTTTGTTACTTCCTCCGCCCACACAGTCTCGGCAACTCGCTTAGGGGCCACGATAAGTGTTGGTCCATTAAACTGATCCGCCAGTATCGTCAATGATGTCGTCGTCTTCCCTAAGCCAGGTGGCAGAAAAAGTCCCAAGTTCGGGATGGATTTCGCCAGATTGATTAGGTGTTTCTGGTACGCATGCAGGTCTGATCGCTTCACAAATAAAATCCTCTACGTCATCAATACTTCTTAACACGTGAACAGGAAAGCCCTGCTCACCTAATTGATCAAACACTATCTCTTGGCGTTTGCTCAGCTTGCCCGTCTCCGTCTTCAGCTCCACGAATGATAGCTTGGAGTTCAGCAACACTATGCGATCCGGAACGCCCGATATAGTCGAGATGAATTTTAAGCTCATTCCCCCCTGCTCCTTTACCATCTTGTTTAGCCTTGCCTCTATTTGCTTTTCGAGCATACTTTTCCTTTTCGTGCATGCAGATTTTGAAGATTTGTCCTGCTAAGTGTCCGCTGAGATACGCGCGTGTTTCATTTACAAAATTATCTTCCTCGCCTATATGCTCCGCAAGGTGATCCACAGCATGACTAACTTCGTGAGTAATAGTATCAACCAGCTCACTGAGATTGTCATTAACAAGAGATAGGTCAAAAACCAAAATAATGATAGCGTCTTTTCCATCTCCAATGAGATGCGTCTCAGCAATTCCATAATCGAGCGCGTTAGCTTTGAGCGTAACATCATGGTCCTTTAAGATTTGTTGAAATACTTTATCGTCAAAACACAGCTTGACTACGTCAGGAAAAAAACCAACGTCTAACTTGTAGTAGTTGTACTTTTTCTTTTTAATCATTCTAAGAATACTGGGGTAGAGTCACCTACCCAAGCGCCTTTCATGTTGAACTCCATGTACTCGACGGCCTCGTCGTACTCCATGCCATCGTGCTTCATTAGCAGATCAATAACTTTCTCTTGGCTGTAACAGATTGCCTCTAAACCAATACGGGTAGCAACGCCGACGATGGCCTCATCAAAATAGCTTGGGGTCATCACTAGCAAGTCAGGGTACATCTCGGATAGCTCTTCTCTTTTCATATCACTTCCCAAACGGAATAGTTGCAAGAATGGCTGCGTGGTCGTTGTCCACTTCAATGTCAAAGTTTACTTTGCGTTGCTCTTCAAGTTCTTCAAGCGTAGGAATGCCTTTATTAAAAATAGCGTCCCAGTTCTTTTCAAACTGCTCTAAGTCTTTGGGTGGAATTTGCTTGTCACCCTTACCGCCGTCGTGTGTCGTCATATCTTTGCCTTTTTAATTTTAAGTGCCTCACGTAGTTCGTGGCTGTGTAGTTTCTTGCCGGGTTTTTTTACTTCACCGGCAGCCTTGGCCACCTTGGCTGCTTTCTCTCTGCTAACAAACTCTTTGTTGGATAGCAAGAAGCCGCGCTTGTCTTTCTTCACGCCGGCTTTCTTTTCAATCTCTTCGTGCGAGTATGCTGGCGTGTCTTTAATGACCTTACCAGATTTAGTTTTAATTGCGGGTTCTACTACCTTAATTTTAGTTGCCATTATTTATTCCATAAAAGTATTAACAAAAGCCCAATGATTGCTACGTATCCGATGATTGTCATTCTGTAATTCCGTGGGCGCGTTCGATGGCGCGGGCGAACTCTAATAACCTAGGATTGTATGAGTAAAATTCACTCATTATTTCTTTTATTTGTTCTTCGCTCAACGGATACTCACCAGCGTGTAGCTTGTCTTCTGTGGTAAAAGTGGTCATGTTATCTCCTAAATTGTGGAATGGGTTTACGTCTGCCATACTGCAATCGAATCTTCAGCGCCTCTATGCTACCGATGCGTTTGTTACGCCAGCCTTGGTGGGCGCGGCGGATCATTTGCATCTTGGTGCGTTGCTTTTGGAGCAACGTTAGTTGCCTATTACGCAACACCCGACGCTTACCCACTCTACCAAAGATGGTAGTGAAGTGGGTTCGCGGCGCTGT